GATTGGCAAGTTTGTCAATGACGCAAAGCGTCAAGTTGAAGATGCCTTTTCATGGAATGTCTTGGGTCAAACCGTTACTGTTTCTACAGTAGCCTCAACTTCATCCTATTCTTTGACAGGTGCAGGACAGAAGTTTCAAGTCATGGATGTTATCAATACCACAAGCAATGTTGGCTTGATAAACATCAGTTTTGTGGACATGAACCGCAAGTAAACTTTACGCCACTTGTGAACTCTCTCCCCACAGAATTTGCTTTTGATGGCGTTGATGGTAATTACGACACTAAGGTAAATTTATATCCAATACCTGATGGCGTATACACAATCAAGTTTTCCTTAACAGTGCCACAAGCTACTCTGGCATCAGGTTCAACAGTAGTGCTTGTCCCTGATGTTTTAGTGGCTCAGAATGCTTATGCTCGTGCATTGGTAGAGCGTGGTGAAGATGGCGGTCTGTCTTCATCTGAGGCTTATCTGTTGTACAAATCAATGCTCTCTGACCACATTGCTTTAGAAGGCACTCGTTACCCTGAGAATCAGGAGTTTGTAGCAGTATGAGCAAGCAAATAGAAATTGCAAGCATTTCAGCCCCCGGATTTTATGGGTTGAATACTCAAGACTCGCCTCTTGATTTGAATGCTGGCTTTGCTTTGGTTGCGACTAATTGCGTGATTGACCAGTATGGTCGTATTGGTTCACGCAAAGGTTTTTCTAGGCTTAACTCATCTACTGGTAACTTGGGGGCAAACGATGTTACTGTGATGAATGAGTTGGTTCAAGCAGATGGCACTTTGACTGTTTTGTTTGCTGGTAACAACAAGCTGTTTAAACTTGATGGCTCTAATGCTATTGTGGAGTTGACCTATGGGGGTGGTGGTACAGCACCAACTATTACCGCAAGCAATTGGCAAACAGCGTCTTTAAACAACATCACTTACTTCTTTCAGTCAGGGTTTAACCCACTGATCTATGACCCTGCTGTAAGCACTACTACATTTCGTAGAGTTTCGGAGAAGTCAGGTTATGTAGGCACTGTGCCTGATGCCAACATTGTGATCTCTGCGTTTGGTAGATTGTGGGCGGCAAACACCACAGCCAATAACGCAACAGTCTTTTTCTCTGACTTGATTGCTGGTCATGTTTGGTCAACAGGTACATCAGGTTCTTTGAATGTAGACCGTGTTTGGGTCAATGGTGCTGATGAGATCACAGGTCTTGCAGCACACAATGGTTTCTTGTTTATCTTTGGTAAGCGTCAAATTCTGATTTACCAAAATGCCACAACACCAGCATCGATGTCATTGCATGACACTGTTGAGGGTATTGGTTGTATTGCTAGAGACAGTATTCAGACAACTAGCACTGATGTGCTTTTCTTGTCTAATTCTGGTGTTAGATCATTGATGAGGACTATTCAAGAGAAGTCATCTCCTGAGAGAGACTTGTCTAAGAACATTCGTAATGATTTGATGGAGACTGTGGCTGGTGAGACATTGGCTAATATCAAGTCTGTTTATTCAGAGCGTGAAGCCTTTTACTTGTTGACTACACCCAGTACAAAGTCAGTGTTCTGTTTCGACACAAAAGCGTATTTGCAGGATGGTGCGGCAAGGGCTACAACTTGGGACTCTATAGAACCAACATCATTGTTGTCTCGCAGAAACGGTGATTTGTTGGTTGGTAAGAATGGTTATGTAGGCAAGTACGGTACTTTCCAAGACCATGATGCTGAGTACAGGATGTTGTACTACACAAACCACTCTGACCTTGGCGATCAAAATGTCACTTCTATTTTGAAGAAGTTGTCTACTGTTGTAATTGGTGGAAGTAATCAAGTAGTTACATTCAAGTGGGGNTTTGACTTNAAGACCAACTACTTGTCTGACAGTGNGACTATCCCAACGCAGGGCGAAAGTCTGTATGGTGTTGCAGAGTATGGTGCAAACGCTACTGTCATTGCAGAGTATGTTGATGGTATTGCTTTGCAAACATTAACAGTTTCAGCATCAGGTTCTGGCAAGGTTGTGCAATCTGGTTACGAGTCTGATATTGATGGGACAGCATTGTCATTTCAGAAGATTGAGATTCAATCTAAACAAGGTAGATTAAGTTAAGGATAGATATGACAAATTACACAAAAGCAACCAACTTTGCCACTAAAGATGCTTTATCTTCTGGCAACCCTTTGAAGATTGTCAAAGGTACTGAGATTGACACAGAGTTTAATAATATTGCCACTGCCATTGCAACCAAGGCAGATTCGGCAAGTCCTACTTTTACTGGTACACCTATTTCTCCTACTGCTTCAAGCGGTACAAATACAACACAAATTGCTACAACTGCTTTTGTTCAAGCGGCAATCTCTTTGTTGTATCCAGTTGGTTCTATCTACACAAATGCAAGCGTCAGCACTAACCCTGCAACATTGCTTGGTTTTGGTACATGGACTGCATTTGGTGCTGGTCGTGTCATGGTTGGTTTTGATTCAGGTAATGCACTGTTTGACACTGCTGAAGAAACTGGTGGTAGTGCAGATGCAATTGTTGTAAGTCATACTCACACTGCAACAGTAAATGATTCAGGTCACAGTCACTTAATTAATCAAACAGGTTCTGGTGCTCAAGCGCAAACAGGACAAAGTGAAAAACGGATGGTTGAAGGTTTATCTGTAAATAGCAGTACAGCTACTACTGGAATTACAGTAACAAACTCCTCAACTGGTTCAAGTGGCACAAATGCTAACTATCAGCCGTACATTACTGTGTATATGTGGAAGCGCACAGTATGATGATGCAAGACCCTGAATATCGCATTACTCATCATTTCAGTGATGGGTTGTATGCCAAAGAGTCATTCTTTACTGCGGGAATGAGCATTTTGAAGCATACGCATAACTTCAATCACTTGTCTATCTTGGCTGAAGGTAAGGTTGCGGTGTTGCGTGGTAATGAGATTGACATTGTGATTGCTCCTGCTTGCCTTGAGATTAAGGCAGGATTGATTCATGGGGTTAAAGCGCTAACTGATTGTGTTTGGTTTTGTATTCATGCCACAGACGAGAAAGACCCGTCAAAAGTGGATGAAATTTTGATTAAGGGAGATTGATATGCCTATTGGAGCAATTATTGGAGCAGGGGCATCACTGCTTGGCGGCTCGATGCAAAGTAGAGCCACAAGACANGCGGGTGAAGCATCTGCACGATCAAACCTTGAGGCGGCACGAATTGCGGCTGAAGCGGCTAAGTTTCGCCCTGTAGGTGTAACTACTCGCTATGGCACTTCAAACTTCCAATTTGACCCTAGCGGTTATCTAACTGGTGCTGGCTACACAGTTGCTCCTGAATTAAGAGGCTATCAAGATAGATTGATGGGCTTAACAGAAAGAGGATTAGGTCAAGCAGAGGCAGGTGAAGCCATGCTAAGACCTACTGTTGGTGCGGCTGAATCTTTGTTTAATCTAGGTGGTAGATACTTAGATCAAACTCCAGAACAAACTGCACAGAAGTACATGGAGAGTCAGTACAACTTGCTTGCACCAAGTCGTGAAAGACAAATGGCTCAGTTGCAGAATCAGTTGTTCCAACAAGGTCGTGGCGGTTTGTCTGTAGGTGCTACAGGATTGCGTCCAAGTGGTGCGGCTGGATTGGGCGCAACAACTCCTGAAATGGAAGCGTACTACAACGCTATTGCCCAACAAGATTTACAACTTGCCGCAAATGCTGAAGAAGCTGGAAGACAAAGAACCGCATTTGGTGCGGGATTGTTTGGTACAGGTTCAGATATTTATAACTTGTATTCAGCAGGTCAAGTTAACGCTTTGAATCCATTTACAAGCTATTTGGGTGCTGGTTCTGCCATTGAACAACTTGGTCAACAGCCCTTAACTTTAGGTTCTGCATTAGGCGGTCGTTCTGCTGAAGCTGGTGCTGGTGTTGGAAGAAGTTTGTTATTGGGTGGAATGGGTGCGGCTACAGCCATTCAGCGTGCAAATGAAAACAGCGGCATAGGACTTGGCTTGATGAATTTAGGTAGCAGTCCTGAATTTGGTAGTGGCGTGGCTAAAGGCTTATCTAAGTTGTACAACTATGCAACAGCCCCATCATTTAATGATAGGTATAGATCATCTGCATTTGATGCGTCATATGCAAACCCAATGGATTTTTAAGGATAAATCATGGCAACAGACATCTTAGGTTTATTCGCAAGCCCACAGCAGTATGAGCAACAGCGTCAAGCCGCTATGGAGGCTCGTGCCTTGCGTATGGCTGAACTCAACCCCATGCAACAAGGGCAGTATGGTATTGCTCTTGGCGCACAGCAATTAGGTCGTGCCATTGGTGGTGCTTTGGGTGGTGTTGACCCACAGTTGCAGAAGATCACTCAGCGTCAGCAATTGATTGGCATGATTGACCCAAGCAACCCTGATTCTTATGCTCAAGCAATTCAAGCGGCACTACAAACTGGTGACCAAGAAGCGGCATTCCTATTGCGTAATGAGATGATGAAGGC